GCATGAACTTCCAATAAGTTTAATTTGCAAATACATTCGAGTTTATTCTTGGATGAGTCTTTTTAAAAAAGTTAGCGGCATGAGATCGTTTTTTAAATTAACGAGACAAGAGTTTCGTTCATTAATCAAGACTGTATCTAAAAGTTCTTGGTTAGATCGAAAATCCTTTGTTGATGCTTACAGAGGAGAAAAGTACACACTGGAGGATATGGATGTTCTGTTTTCAGATGAACATCGTTGGGATGATATTGATGAACGTGATCTATTAAAGTTCATCACTTGTGACGGATCCGCTATTCGTTACGAAGATTTTAGGCCTTGGAAACGTTATTACGTTAATGAAGGTTATTTGAACGTTGATCTTTACGTTCACGAATTGATGAAGGAGCTACCTCAATTCGATGATATTCGAGAAAAAATTGCTGGGAAAACAAAGTTAGCTAGGCTTACTATGGCTTATCAGTCAATAGTTAAGTATGCTAAACCACGGCATAAGAAGAGAAATCTCTTGAGGAACAAGAGAATGAAATCAATATACGAAGATGCACTTACCTTCGTTGAGAAGAAGTTGCTTGAGAACAATGGTGGCGAAAAATATCAAACCATTTCTCTGGATAAAGCTGATTCTATATTACCACATTCAACATCTGCTGGTTATTCTTACATCGGTAGAAAGAAATATGAAGTGCAAGAAAAAGCACTTAATAAGTCAAAATGGATGGTAGATAGAATTGAAAATGGCATTAAAGTACATTATATTCCTTGCGTTCTGGCTTTGCGGGGACATTTATCTCCTGAGTTTCAAAATAAGAGCCGTTGCGTTTGGGTAATGCCTTACGAATCAGTAATTATTGAAGCTTCTATCTTTTTCAATCTTTATGATAAATTGAAAAGGGAAGAATCTGTCATTCCTTTTATTACTGGTAGAAATGCTTTAAATAGATTCTGGTCTTATATTAATGAAGTCTCTGGATACTTCGTTTCTGTTGATGTTTCTTCTTGGGATGCATCACTTTCAGACTGGATAATGGCTGATGCTTTTGATATGGTTAAGAGAGTAATTCAGCTAAAAGAAAAGGAAGATTTAGTTTATGAATGGGTTAAATATAATTTAATACAATCTAGATTTATGTTGCCTTCTGGATTAGTATTTTCTACTGAAGGTGGAATGCCTTCTGGTTCATATCTCACCCTGTTAATGAATTCAATTTGTAATTGGATCGTTCAAAGATGTTGCTTAGTTTATTGTAGAATAGAATATTATAAGCAATCTATTTTAGGTGATGATAATTCCTTTTTTACTCATTTTCTTCCTAGTAATTTCAAAGAAGAGTATGCTCGTGTACTTCTGTTCTTTTTTGGAATGGTTACTTCTCCTGCAAAAACGGAGATATATGAAAGAGTTCATGATAGAAAGTTCCTTGGTTACAAGGTTCAAGGTTTACATTTAACTAGAACTACTGAAGAGTGGTTTTCACATGTACTCTATCCTGAAAAACAGGTTTCAACTTTAGCTGTTAGTTTTACTAGATTATTCGCTTACTTTATGATAGGAGGTGTTAATGATATTAGATATTATGAATTTTTCGAATATTTTATGGGCACTTATGAAAAAGAGCTTAGGATTCTGAAAACTTTGTTTGACGAATCATTATTGTCTATAGGTCAATTAAGAGTCTTTAAGGTAGTATTAGATTTAGATTTGACTGAATTTGCTAGTTTTAGTTTTGATGATTTTCTTAACTACAATTTCATTCATGTACCTTATATCTTTACTCTTAAAAGGCATTTAAGAAGTGCTTAATGGGTTTTTTAGCTTTTAGCTTTTCCCATTTGTATAACATGCATAAAACCGTC